AAAGATGCTAGATAAGTAGCTTCTAATAGCTCATGTAGTTTTGCAAAGCGTTCAGCCATTATGCCGTTTAAAACGCCTATAGGTTGTCGCTCATCTAAGTCTATAGATGCACCAAAGGCTACACGTTGATTATCTTGTATCTGTCTTAATATATCAGATAGCCTATCTACCTGTAGGCCATTTTCGTCAAAACTTGCCATCACGTTCCTAACTGTTCTGTACTAAAATCTAGTATACCTTCGAGTGTCTTAATTTCCATATTAATAGCTATGGTTCTGTTTTCTACATCATAAATAGATTCATATTTTAAGACATCCATAACACCTAGTAAATTTGACACGTAGCTTGTTAGTATAACTTCTACCTCAAGCTCAGATACACCTTTTATAAATATACGCTGGTAGTACGGTACTCCTAGCGTTAAGTCTAAAAACCACTCTTCTTCAAAAAATGTCAAAGCATTGTCTACAATTTGACGCATCTCATCTAAACCAGTTACCATAGTCATTTTATTGTCTGGGAAAAATATATCTCTATCGCCGTTTAGGAGAAGATTCATTCGACCTCCGCTACATCAGTAAATGGTTGTACAGTCGGTGTAACTGAATTTGAACCTATAGTAGTGTACTGTAATCCTGCAAAAGCTTCACGTAAAATAATTGGAAACTTACTGTCTTCAGCCTTAGACGTAAACTCTTCTTCAGGTATCTCTGCTAACCCTAAAATAGCCTGCGCTCCTTGTGTTAAAGAAGTAGGTAAGACTGTTGTAACACCTACTGAAAAAGTTGTAGCTGGACTGCTAGTGCCTGTAGTATCGCACGGGAAAGTTAACAACATTGTGCTAGCCCCCAAAGCTAAATTAAAGGCTGAAGATAATGTAGCTACACCGTTAGGAGGTATGACAGTAGTAGCGCCTAAAGTACTAATGAATGTAGTTTTATTAAAAGTAAAAGTAGGCGGTGGGCTATAGCTTTTTAAAGTCATATCCTTAACCATATCTTCTATGTAATTAGCTAAATTAGTAATCCATACAAAAACACCGTTTTCTTTTTGATCTGATACTAGCTCTAGCTTTGCATACTCACTTTTCCAGTCGCTTTCACTTTTAAGAGCCATCAGATATCTCCTTTAGCACAGCTTCTATTTCAGCAAAGGCGGTTACGACTGAAGGGTCAAATTGCACTGGCCCCATTGAACTTACTAAAGGTATTTTAAGCTGTTCCATAAAAGCTATTAAGGTCTGTAATAACTCAGACTCGGCAACAACAGACTGCGCAGCCGTGCCTTCAGGATTACCAATCCAAATGCCAGTAGTAGATGATATAGTCAGCTTACTATTATCAGGTATAACATTAGAGTTAGAGCCTATATCTAAACCTACTATAGCAACACCGTCCGCTATATCGTGCATACGTGAGCTAGTGGTAGATATATTACTGCCACCTTTTTCTTTCCAATTCGCTAAAGATCTCTGTGAAAAGATAACACCGATATTATCGCCAACTTCTATTGGGATATGTATATAAGAGTTTTTACTACGTGGGTATATTAAAGGTATGCCTTGTAGTTCAGGTAACTCAATCTCAGATGGAGGTGAATACACAACTACATTTATTGATGGCTGTACATCTACCGTTTGCGTTTCAGGGTCATATTTAGTTACAACAGCGGGTATAAAGGTATTCATTTCTCGCTGATTGTCTTTTATATGCTTCTCAATAATAGAATCTAAATCGTTAACTTCAAACAAAAGTAGGGCCTCCGATATCATCTATAATTTCTTTTAGTAAAACTCTCTGATCTTCAATAGACATCGTGACAGTCATGTTCCATTTATTTGTAAAATTATCGCCTTGGTACTTTATCTCTAAAACTCTATAAGAGCCATCAAGCGCAAAATCATTGTGGCTTAAAGTAACATATTCGTTAATTCTTATATTCGGATTGAGTAAACACTGTACGATAATATAGTTGCCTCGTATATAGGGTTTACTAAGTAGACCTGTCTGCACACTTAAAAGTACAGTGCTTTGTACTTTACTTACTGATCTGACAATATTAGATCGAGAGTTTTGTACGATATACCTAAAACCTAAGTCACTACCTAAACGCTGTAGTATCTTATGCGGTCTACCCTTAAAGGCTTCATTTTGTGGTAGTGATGCGCCTATCTTTTCTACGTTACCTTTTTCTAAACCTATACTATCTAGCAAAGCATCGATGACATTATCGTAGCTGTCACCCTTTTTGTATTTATTATTGAATATAGACGTAGCTATTTCAAAGGCACCATCAGATACTTCTATACATGTAACAACGTTTGGTGGCCTCCAAGTATTATAGGCTAGCGCTTTGCCACGTACTACCATCTCATTCTGATCTTGATAGCCTGCTTCTAGCTCAATAAAAAGATTAGGAGTACCGTCTTTATTATTTTTAACGTCGATACCCTGCCTAGTCTTTTCTGACAGATTGTATATTTCTATTTTAGCTTTGCCTGCATTAGCCTTAACGCTACACATGCCTCTAAAGGTAATTCGTAGGTCGTTTTCAAATATATAGGCTTGTTTAGTTTTTAGATTGTTAAGGGTTAGCTTATACGATCTACCAAATTGTGTTACCGACATTATGACTCCTGATAATACAGTTCAATCTCATTACCAAAATTAAATCTGTCAGCATCTACACTCAATTCAGTAGTATCATAAGCTGTAAATATACCTTTAGGTAAAGTTTCATAAGGTACATATTTTAATAGGTCTGTATTAGAAAAGAATGGCACTGTCTGTATAATGTCATTGCCGACAGAATCCCTAACATTAAACGTCCATTTGTTTAGCCTAGAATTAAATCTAAAATAGAATCCATAGTTCTGACCTTCAAACGGACTAGTAAATGTAAACGATGGGTCTTGATTGTCTATTGGCACTTTTAATATAGCCATATTATCTCCTATCGAATACTGAACCAGATACGGTACTAAATAAGAAATTTAATATGGTTTCAGATTCAACATCGGTTGGTGTTTTATTACCTTTATCCTTAGTAGGTACAGCGCTACTATTAGTCGGGTCTGATACTGTACTCTCAGACTTGTCTAAAAATACACCCTGTTTAACTTCAGATGTGACAACTCTTATACGTGTCATATCCATACTAAACACTAGATTGTCAGGCGTTTTAGGGTCTTGGCTAAAGGTGACATTTTCTATAACCATATTGTTATAATCAGTATCGTTAAAATATGTTTTTACAAATATAGGTCTTTTCATTCTCGCTAACAATGTAAGCGCTCTCATCATTTTCTTAGGATAGAAAAACCCGTCTGGCCCTCTATTGCCAAGCGTAGACATGATTGTACCGTCTTTAAATGAAGAGCTAGTTGCGTATGATACTGCGCCCTTTATAGCTAGTTTTATACCTGCCGATAGAGCAGCCGATATCCAAGCATTAGATAAACCAGCGCTAGATGCTGCATAGTTTGCTGCTGAAGCTGCGACCGCTGAAGCTCTAGAAGTTAGATCAATATTAGATTCTGATATACAGCCAGCTATGTTAAATTTTAAAGGTGAAACTATAGCCGTATCAGATATATCAAAGCCAGCCTCGATAGGAAACTTAGTAGTTTTAGTTTGTATGCTAGTTTTCATATTGAACGTACAGTCTAGTGTAATAGTTCTTAGCGTATTATCTAAATCTAAAAACTCTAAGACTGTAGGTGTAGAGACACCAATACTACGCAGTAATCGTTCTTTAGTTTCATTTATCATAACTTACCTATTGAGTATTCGGTATACCGTTAGCGTTATTCTTTATTCTATCAAACATATCTTCATTAATCGTAGCATCGCCTTCAACAGTTATGTATATATTACGTTCTTGATCAGCTGCGCTTTCTTGCATAGGCGATCTAGGCCCAATAAAACCATTAGGCTGTAAAAATCGATTATTAGCTTGTGTTAAAGCACCAAAAAATGAAAACGCATCATTACCAGCTTGTCTTCTTTTTAGCTCTAAAATAAAATCAGCTTCATTGAAGTTATTAAATTTAGATTTATCAAAGGCATCATATGGGTCAATTAAAGTATCTTCTACTAAATTAGATAAATATTGAATCGGCTTAAAGGCAAATGAATCGGTGTTTCTTCTTATACCAGTATTTAACTCTTCATTAGTAAAATTCATTAATTTCTTACTACTTTTTGCTACTTCTCTTCTAGCTACTTCTTTTTTAGCATCTTCATCGCCAAGATATGCCAATCCTTTAATAATAAAATCTATAGCAGTAACCATTCTAAGTAATTTAGATGTAGCCAGTGCTACCATCGTACCGAATCCAGCCATAATAGAAGTTTGAGTATCACCGTCTGTTATACCTAATGCGCTTAATAAATCACGGATAGCTTTACCGGCTTTAGGTATATCCCTAAAGAATGTACCGAAGACGTTGTTGCCTCTTTCGAAAAAGTTAACAGCTGATTCTCTATTATTTTCTAAAAAATCTTTAGTTCCTTGAGTCATACTCTTAAGTAAATCTAAGAAACTACCTCTACTAGAATCTTCACCTATACTCACAATCGTATCTACAAGGTTAGATAGCTGTCCTAGTAGCGTTTGACTTCTATTCTGCATTGAACCTGCGAATGGGCCTTTAGTTACTAAGAAAGTAATCGCTTTTTGTACAAGCTCATTACTTACCTTACCTTGGCCTATCATCTCGCCGACTTCTTTACGTGTCTTACCAGTTACCTTAGATAAAGCACCGACCATATCAATACCCGCAGTTGCGAATTGACGTATGTCACGGGTAAATGCTTTACCGTTATTCTTAATCTCAGATATGTTTATGAGTAGTCGGTTAAATACAGCTTGATCGCCTTGCGCTAAATCACCAACTCTTTGCAGTAATGGTATGACTTGCTCTTGTGTATAGCCAGAACCTAGAATACGCTGCGCTGTAGCTCTAATGCCAGTTAACTCAAACGGAGTTTTCGCTGCGAATTTACGTAAATCCATGAGTAGCTCGTTAGCTTTCTCATCAGATTTTAGCATCGTAGCAAAGGTCATCTGTGACGCTTCGAAAGTAGCGCCTAGTGTAGCCATCTTCTTAATGCCAGCTAGCACACCAGCCGCCGCTATAGCCTCGCCACCGATACCTAAAGTAGACAGACCTGAAGCACCAAACCTAGCAGACATACCACGGCCACCACCGCGTCCACCGCCACCGCCTCGACCACCACCAAAAAAGCCAAATCTATTTCTAGATTTTGCATTGGCTAAACGGTTAGCGTGTGTAGTAGCTGACTTGTACGCTTTGCCAAGCTTGTTTACAGCTGTAGCTTGCTTGGTTAAAACAGTATTAGATTTATTAAGTTGAGTGTTTAGAGCTTTTTCTAAAGCTATAATAGCCTGTTCAGCTTTTTTGAGCTGACTCGTATCAACTTTGTAAATCCATTTAGTTACTAACTGTTTAACCGTTTGAGCCATAGCTATCCGCCGTTCTGTATATTATTGTAGTAATATTCCATCTCTGATTTTATATCGAGAACTTCATGCGCATCAGCTAGGTCGTTTATAGTCCATGAGTTGTTAACTTCTTCAAGTGTGGTAATACCTTCAAGTATCGGCCTCCACTTAAAAAAGTTAACATTGGTTTCACCCATGCTATAAGGCTTAATCTTAGAGACTATCCTTTGACCTTTGCGATGCTTTCTTACAAAAAATCAGAGTACTGATAAGTAAGAACTTCGAAAAGTAATGAATGAAGTTGATTGATCTTACCTCTAAAATCTCTATCTATATCGATTTTATTAGGCCCACATTTAAGATCAGACAGCATGTATCGCATGTACTTAGAATACTCTTTAGGGTCTAAGTTAGCAGATACTTTCTTTAGCGTCTTACTGAAGACTTCACCATAACTGCCAGTGGCTTCAGAGTCAGGTTCAACAGCTAGCTTTTCCTGCTCCATAAAGAACACTAGTATACCTTCACCGAAGTTCTTACCTATCCAAGCTAGTAGTTCTGTAGCTTTATCTACAGACCAGTATTGTATGTGATACTTTTTACCACCTACTTCTACTATCTTGCCTTCTATTTGTTCTTGTATATTCATTTTGTTACCTTTTTATATCTCTTATTCTACTACTTCGCCATCTTCAACGCTAAATGCGTTTAAGTAGATAACGTCACCGCAATCAATCTCCCAAGTACGGTCGTTTAATTCACGTCCGTATTCGAGTGTAGCTGGTTTCATTACCCAAGCGCTTGTAGACTGTACCAAGCCTTTGTAGTCCTGATTCACTAAAGTCCAAGCAAAGTATCCTTGGTTAGTCGCATCGTCTGCAATCATACGAGACTCTAAAACTGAATTAGATTCTGAAGTTTGCATAAGAGTGATAGTTAGTTTACCAGAAATATTTCTAGTTCGACCACGAGCTATTGTGCCATCAGCACCGATCTGCTTTGTCCAAGAGTTTTCATCTCTTTCAACACTAATAAACGTGCCATCAGCGTAGCCTTCAATCGGTACACCATCAACGATAAGCACTACTTTTTTAGGGTCATAATCTACTGTAGTTGCCATTTTTTATCTCCTTAATATGTGACCGTACCACGGATAGTAACACTTTTAATTGCACCAGCTAATGTTCCTGTAAACTTAAACGGGCCGTATCTACGAGCGGCTTTGTCAGCTACATCTACAAGAGCCACTGGAGTTGATTCAACTAATGGTAGTTCTGTTAAAATGAATCTATCTACAGCACTTTGTAGAGTAGATGTTATGTTACCCTTAAGCGCTGTCACAGAAGCATCTGTGTATGGGATTTTTGGTTGCTGTACCATGTATGTAAATAGATTTTCTGCTAATCTAGCTGTTAGCCAGTCGATGCCTCGCATAATGTCAATCCATTCACCAGCTGTACTACCTTGGTTAGTTAAATTGATACCTGCAATACGCTGGTAGATGTTAGCTTTTTTAGCAAAGGCTGCACTAATAGAAGCACTATCGAAAATGTCAGGCGCTACGTTAGTTAGTGTTTTAGAACCCCACTCGATTGAGCCAGCCTCTAACGGTAAACATAGACCTAGCCATGCTGCGTGTGCGTAATCAGGTGTAGCTCTATACATGATTACAGCTCTATCTTGTAAAGCAAAATTCGATGTGTAAGCTATATCACTTACTGCGCTACCGTCTAATATATTTGTATCGCCACTCACGCCGAAAAATAACTTAGGATTGTTATTAGCGTTACCTTGAACCCAAGTTATTGCCTTGTTTAAATCTATATCAAGGTTTGAGTCTATAGTTAATGCGTACCAGTCATTGTTCAAATCTACAGCAGCATTAATTTGAGTATCAAAATCAGCTTCAGAGTCCCAAGGAATGAAGGTCAATTTAGTTGGTCTGTTTTGCTGACCAAAATAAGCAGTGGCAAAAGCTACAGCTGTAGTGTTTTCTAAAGCACCACTAGTTTCAGCCGCAGCTGATACTTCATCTAAACTACCGTAAGCGGTCGGCGCTGTTAAACTAGATGCTTTAACCATAAATGCTGCTGTACCGAAGCCAACTCTAGATGCTACTTGCGTCTGTCTGGTTATGGTGACATCAACAACTTGTTCAATACCCATATTATCTCCTAATTTTTATCAATATTGAATGAAGTGTCAATTGTGTCTCCATTCGGATTTAAGTACTTGCCTGCTACGCTGACAGTATCGATTTCACCGCTGTTAAATAGCTCTTTAACATTAGTTCTAAACCTTAGAGTACATACAGCTTTTGGTTCGAAAGTTGTATTTAGTATAGTCGAAGCAGAGGTTACTAGTCCACCCTCAACATATACTAAATGAGAAGCGTTTAGTGCAGATGTGTTATCCGGTCTAGACAGCTTAATTTTAATATCTTCGATAATGCTAGATGCAAAATTTTCTGTATTATCGAACCTAGTTTCGCTATCAGTAAACACAGAGATATCAACACTAAGATTGTAAGTAATACGACTGTACTCTTGACCTTCGCTATCCATTGTCCACTCATGCGTGCCTACTTCTTCTAAATTTTCACCAAAGTATAAAGATACGTATGGAAGAGATGGCCTAGGCGCGTTTTGTCCAGCCATAATACAAGTTACTTCCATCTGGTCACGTACAATTGTGGTCAGTATTGAACGTAAAGAGTTATAGCGTTCTTGTACTGCGTTAATCGCCATCGTATAGCTCCAATACGTATCTATAATGTGATGACCTACAGCCTTTAAAATTATGATTTTCATAAGATACTGGCTTGTAAGTACGGCCATCTATCAATAACCTGTCAGCCGTTTTTTGAGTCTGAGTACTGTCTTCTATGAATAGTAAAGTATCACAGTATAGATAGAGTCTCTGATCTACTCTTGAACCGGCTGGTGGTGAAAACATTTGTGTAGGCTCTATAGTTTTATATGGCTGTGCTGAACCATAAAAATCAAAAACCTCTAAAAGTACTCGACGGTAAATACCATCACTATCATAGTCGCCTGAAAAGCGATTAACAGTGATGGTCTGACCATTCATCGAGTAAAATCTGTAGTCAGTCGCCATAATTTTCACCTACCTTTGTCATCATCTTTTCTAGTTTCTTTAACAAAGCTACATGAACCTTAGCGTCTACGCCTACATTCTCTTTTATATCTTCAGAGTCTAAACTATTATACATAGTCATGGATGCCTTTAACGGCTGAGGATTCATACCTTGTTTAATCTTATAGTCAGTCCAAGCAAGGGAGTTGTTGCCTGACCAATTCTTAACAGTAGATCTCATCCATTGTTTAGTATTTCTACGGTTAGTATCTAAAAGATTCTGTACAGCCTTTTCGCCTCTGTACATCTTATTCAGATTCTTTACCGTAGAGTTAGTAAACGACACCATGTACCTATAAAAAGTTCGTGTCATAAAATCTCGTTTGGGTATAGACCAACCGTTTATGCCACCACCTTCATAGCCATACACGTTCATAGCTGTGTATATGCCTAAAGGTATATCTGAAACTTCTTTACCTTTATGTTTAGCCTTCTTATAGAAGTCTTTTTCTAAAATACCAGTCGCTACACCGACACCAGTACCGACTGAGCCTATTTGTTTATAAATCCAATTTAAGCCCATATCTTGTACTACTGTAGTTGAAAATTTTCTCGATACTAATAGCTTTTCTTCCATAGAATCTCCTATGTGGTAAACACTGAAGTCTTAAAAGTTTGCATCATATAAAGAAATTCTGTACCCCACCTAGTTTGCATGAGATACATTTTAAAGCCGTCTACATCACCAAGGTAAGGTAAAGTCCTGACCTTAGATATCTCACCGACTTTGTCAGTAGTTAACAGACCAGAATAGTCATCAAAACCACCCTCGTCTGGTATGCTAGTGTCGTCTAAAGCATAATAATGACAAACCAACAAAGCTAGACCGCGTCTGAATTTATTCTGTGGTACGTGCGTAGTGATATAATCACTCATCAGTAACTTCACATCATCAAATTCAGTAGTGTCAGCAGTTCGTGTAGCGTACTTTCCATAAGAAAGTAAATCTACAAACGGCTTAGTGACACTATCTAGGTCTTCTTGTGTTGGTTTTGGCATTACACTGTCTCCGGTAAAGTCAAAGCTTCAATTTGTTTTTTAACAGCACCCTTTAAAACAGCTGATAGATTTTTTTCTGATTGATACTCAGTTAGTAATTTCATATCAAAAGTCTTTTCGATCATAGCTTTTGTAAGTTTGACTTTTTCGCCAATAACCTCAAAAATTCCATGCTCGACTAAATCGTCAAACGATTTTTTTACATTGTCTTTCTTAAGGTTATCATAAAAAGTCTTAGAATCGACTTTAGTCAAACCACCGTGAAAAACATATCTACCAACTTGTCTCGAATTAGGTCTTTTGTAATCTACGAACATAATATTACCTTTTTAAAGAACCTAGCCTAACAATGTTAAGCTAGGCTGTTAATCTAAGCAGAAGCTTCACCAATACCGTTTAGCTGAACTATTGATTTTGGATAGTATATTAAAACACCACCGATACGAGCGTGACATGCAATCTCGTAATAAAGTGCTTTCTCTTGTGGAGCGAATTGCTCGAATGGCTGTGGAATCTCTAATGTCAACTTGTCAGCAGAGTTGTTGTACATTAAACCAATGCTTGAACCAGCATCAGCACCAGCATTAGTACCAGCGCAAGCGCCGTCTAGCTCGTAACAAGGCATGATAGTACTAATCCATGGGTTTGTTCTTAGAACAAAGTCAAGGATAGTAACATCAGAGCCGTCACCCATTCTAGTAGTTGCAATGTGACCGTACTCAGCATCAGCTAGTAACAAAGTGTTAACAACTTCAGTAGCCTTAGATACTGTTCTAACCAATGTTGACGCTTCACCGATATCTCTAACGATCAGGTCAGGAGTTTTATCCTTCCAAAGTTTAGAAGAACCTGTACCGTCTGCTTTAACAGTGTAGTAGTTTACATTGTCATTGTTTAGGAAAGGCTGTAATGAAGTAGCTGGGTCGCCGAAAAATGCTAAATCGTTTGTTAATAGCTCTACTGCTCTACGAGCTGAAGCTGCCAAACGAGTCTCTAGACCTTTACCAGCCATTTGAGATTCACGGATATCCTGAATTGAGTATCCGTATGAGATACCTTCAGAGTAAACTTGTGATGTGAACTCTTTACCTTTTACGTTAGCAACAGGTAAATCATTCGCATAGTTATGAATAAGCTTGGCGTGACCAACCATATCATACTGTCTATAAGTGATAGTCTTAGCAGCTGGAGATACTTCAGAGCTAATCGGAAATACACGTGGGTACATGATTTCAGGATAAACTACATCGTAAGTTCTAGCCTTTACGTGTTCTAGTTCCCTAGCAAAATAGATGCTTTCGTTTGCATCCATGTTTTCAAACTTCTTAGTCATTGTATGCTCCTTAAGCGGTTACGCCGCCTTGCTTACCTGTTAATTCAATCAATAGTAGATCGCCGTCTGCTGCTGCTGCTTCTACAGCAAAAGCACGTACAGCGCTAGTACCTTCACCTGCTGCGAATTTACCAGTCGTAGCCGGAACTACTTCAACACCAGCCGCTACAGCTGCACCAGCCATAACATAAACTCTACCCATCTCCATTACAGGAACTTGCTCATCTTGAGCATATGCTACACTGCCATCAGCAGCTTGTTCCATGCCTTGCGGACAAAGTGATACGCCCATGAAGTCAGCAGCAGCAGTTAAAGCTACTACTTGTCTTTCTACATCAGAGCCAGCTTCTACTGGTACACCGACACCAAGGCCAGCTGCTTCACTTAATTTAGAAAGTACTTTACAAGGTTCAAAGGAACCAGCTTTCATACCCATTTTGCCGATCGCCGGCGCTTTAGTGTATTCTAATTGCATTATTTAGCTCCTTTTAGAAGACGTTCTATATAATTTTTTCTAGCCTTAACTGAGTCAGACTCAGCATCAGTATTTGTCATAGATGTAGCGCCAACAGTGTTTAGCTCGCTATCCATGTTTATCTTTTTTTCTACAGCGCTTTCTACAGCCATATCATAACGTGCATCTACATACGCATCAGATTTTTCATCCATAGAAGTCTCAGTAGTTTCAGAGATAACTTTAACCTTTAGCTCACGATCTGATAGACCATCTAAAGCAACGTCATCACCTAGTACCTTAGATGCTTTCTTCTCTAAAGCTACACGAGCCTTAACCGCAGCTGTGAAATCAGCAGCATCAGTAGCTTCTTGCTTTTGAGTAGCTTTTTTCTTAGCATCTTCTTCAACAGCATCTAACTTAGCTGACATTTCATCCATAGTAGCCTGTAACTTAGCTAGCTCTTCGGACTTAGTACTTACTGTAGAGATAAGAGCTTTTACTTTAGCCTCATCGTACTCAGTACCATCGATATTGATGACCTTCATATCATCTCCTATTGATTGGTTATTAGATAAGACTTCGTCCAAAGTGACTCCGTCTAAATTGATTTCTTTACCGTCCATTTGTATACGACAGTCAACACCACCACGAGCCTGATTTACTAGACTCAAATGATTGTAGCGAATGTTCTTTTGAATACAATCGTACTTTTCACCGTTCCATACACCACTCTCATCTTTTAACTCTAAAGTGTAACCAAGAGATACTTCATGTTTACCCTTTCTAATATCGTCTATCGTATCAGAATCGAAAATCGTAAACGCTTGCTGTACATACTTCTCTTTTACACTGTCTTTAGAATCATATTCAATGGGAAGTTCGATCATTTTAGGTCGATCAGATGTCATCCCAACTACTAATGGTTTTACAGTTTCTACCGTTAGCATTTCTTCAGGATGATTATTAGTGACGGGTATACCTTGTAGAGTTTGCATACTTTCTTCAACATCTTCAGGGTGACGTAACTGTCTTATAGTTTCTAATTCACCTGTGTTTACATTGAATCTTGAGTAAACAAAAACACCTGTTCTTGTGACATTAGCAACTACATTTAGTAATCCCGAATCTTGAAAATCTAAATTTTCTGATTGGATGTCAACAAAGTCTTTATTATAGATCATTATCTATCCTTTAAAGGTTAGGTAGTATAACTATACTACCTAAACAGAGCCTAATTTAGCAACAGTTAATTCTCAGATGAATTACCTTGGAAGTTCTCCTGTATAGAGCTACCAGCACTACCCCCAGAACCCCCTATTGGCGCGGCTTCCGCGCTACTCAGCCTCTCACCTAAAGACTCATCTAATATTGTATCATAATTGTATCTACCATGGCCGTATCGAGACTGTGTAACTTCCTCTTTTGACACGACACCGAGGTTTATATATTTCTCGTCAATCTGTGACTGTAAAAATCTAGCCTTCTCTTCAGTTTCACGATCAAGCTGAAATAAAGGGTTAAACGTCATCACTAAACCATCTGGTTCAGCTTCAGCTTCATTTTGATTAAAGAGTAATTCAGTTAGCATCTCTAGTTTATCTCGTAAAATCACATCTTGTTTTACTGACACGTTGTCATAATAAGATACTGTCTCTGCATAGCCAGTACCGGATAAACCAGATGGCGATTCACCTAAGAACGTAGTCTTAGGTACACCCATACCCACAACTATTCTCGATCGGTTCAACTCAACTAACTCACTAATACCTGAAACGCTAACAGTCGTATTCTCAAATTCATCTTCTTTATCAAGAACCAATGCACGGTTCATTGATTTAGTTAAGTGTGCAATTTGAACTTTCTTAATAATAAGCTGTTCTTCATCCTGATCTATAGCCTCAGACAAACCATGAATTTTGTATAGTGGCGTTTGAAAGTTATAAACCATGTCAGCTACAGCATCATGCACAACACCGTAGTTCATTATCGCATCATACAAATGATTATAGATCGTGTCGTGCCAGTATCCATTCTGTACAAAAGTTCTACGGTCTAAAGTCGCACCGTCAAACCTTAACATTCTTGAGTGATGAATTTTTATAGTACGAGCCTGAGCGCCTATGCCTTCCATGTAATGATAGTAAAGTGGCATACCGTAATACGGTGAACCTAAGTCAGTTATAATATCAGATGTCATTATATTTAATTCTCTACGCGTAAACACTCGCAAAGCTTTTACGCTTTTTACTTTGTCTGCTTTTAATGGAGTCGCTAAAGATCTTGCACCGTCATCGACTACCATCAAAACACAGCTACCACCATGCACGTTCGCTTGTACCCAAGCTTCCATTAAAGTAGGTAAAATCTTTAATCTTCTAAACTCTTTATCTAAAAACTTTATAACTTGCTCGTGACGCTCGGTTTCATCCATATTCCAGCTGATACCCTCGCGTATAGCGTCATTAGGTATCAAAGTTGCACACTTTCTCGCTATTTCATCGGTCGTATACAAAAATCGGCATGTATACTCATCTTTTGGCTCCCATGGCTCTATTTCCGTGAAAGTCTTCTTATCTTTAGCAGTTCCCATGCCTGTGACGATATTTTGCCATCCATCGAGATTTTTTTTATCTATTTTACGTAATTCACCCATAATCTGCCTTTTTTTCGTATAAAATTACATTATTTTACCATTTAATACCATTTAGTCATCGCTCGCAAGTGCGTCAAGCCCTTCATTTCACTAAAATGGTTCAGTCCTTGGCTGATTGCATCGGGTATATCATCATTTTCTGAATGTGGAAACTCTGTCACCTCGGCCACCATACGCTTAGTTAGCGGATGATTAGACGGGAAAAGAAACTCCTTGGCCTCGAAAATAGGCGATATAGCATGTAACCTTTCCTCTTTTGACTCTTCTGGGTTAATGCCGATCATACGAGGGACCTTCTTTTTTAAAGCAGAAAGTATAGCCTGACCGTTAGCTTTCTCTTCAATAAGCACAGATGCGTTTGGATACTTCTTAGACATACGCTCTACTTCTTCACATAAAGACATAAAGGATGGTTTTTCACGGTAGATATCTAACAAATAAAAACT